GTCTCTTGTTCCTCTTTTATGATTTTTTCTGTCTTTTGTTTCATCATTCCCTCCGCTTATTGACCCCTTTTTCAGAAGCTTTCTTCGCAGAAATGGAAACAAACCTTATTATATATCAAAGTGACAGTCGAATCAATCATTCTTTTTCCACCCGTTTTGCCCACTCCTCCACTGGACATGTTTCCATTCTGATGTTATACTTGTTCTGTTCTCATACAGTTTTCAGGGAGGTTTTTACCATGTCCGAAGAAAAAGATGCAAAAATCCAGGAACTGGAAGCCGAAATTACCCGTTTAAAAGACGAAAATTCAAAGCTTCAGGAGACTGTCCAGTGGATGCACGACCTGATCTGGAAAATGGTCCGTGAACGCGAAGGCCAGAAAGGAGATCCGTCCGATGGTACATACACTTGTTCCGATGTCCGTAAAAATTAAGATCCAGAATTTCGAGACACCGGCAAGACTGATCAACCATATGGAATTGTCCTGCGCAGTTGGCATGGCGTGCCGTCAGGCTTCGCTTCCGTGCCCGGAGGGAGCTGCCGGAACAGATCTCAGGGAATTCATAAAATCGGTTCCTGACACAATTTTTTCAAGCCCGGCTGTCAATGAAAAGCTGAAAGTTCTGATCCGCGATTATATCTACAAAAAGGGCGAGATTCTGGATGATGATTCTCTGGTCACCCTGAAACTCGGATATGAAAACACTTAAGTGATCGCGAGGATCCTGAATCGTCACACACTACGATCCGGATCCGTATCACAGGAAAGGAGTCTGCAACTATGGATTTTACACCAACAAATTTCCCAACCATGGGCGTTTCTGAAAAAGAATTTCTCGACAAGATGATCGAACTGGCAAAAGCCGGTGACGACGCTATGGAACATTTAAAATGTGTATTCTATACCTGGGCTGTCTTTTATGAGGCTGATGAAGAGACCACAAGCGGGATCGCCGAATTTCTCGCAAATGCGGCCGGCATTGGGGAGAAAGACACATTTATTAAAAATCTGACTTGTATTTTATAAGAATACGTATGTCCGGGCAATGCGGGGGACGATCGATTCCCCCTGTCACGCTCATATAAAAAGATACCGGTATGATTGCGAACCAAGTCGTCCATACCGGTATCTTTTTTGTTCTAAAAGGTACTACATGTCAGCGATGCGCACTCCCGCAAAAGTATTACTTGCAGCAAATGACTGCGCACGGCACAAAAATATGCCAATTATTCTTCTGTGCTGTCATCTTCCGGGCAAAGGTACTCGATCAGAGCGTCCTGCTCTTTTCCGGAAAGGCGGAAGAAACCTTCGCCTACGCAGAGGTACCCGTCCTCAACATAAACTTCGCTGGAGTCAAAGTATTCGCCCTTTGCGAACTTGCGGTTTAATTCCGCGTTGATCTCGCCGTAGTTCTCAACTTCTAGGATTTTGTTTTTCTTCTGTTCGATCTTCATTAAATGATAATATGCTTTCTTTAAATAGTCGCCCCGTTTTTTCATGAGAGTTCTCCTTTACTTTCATTTCTTATTTCTCCCGGCTGGATTTCAGCTTTGGGAATCGTTCTGTAATTTAAAGTGTAAAGCATGGAAATAATTTTGTCAATCTGTGCCGTCCCCTTTTTCGTCAGTGACGATCATTCCGGGGTTTGTGAGAACAATCATAAACATTTTATGTGATATCACAACGATTCAGTACCTTCATAGTTACACGCAAAAATCCATTCCAGATCAGCTTCGCTGATGGGATTTTTGCCTTCCGGCCTATGTTTTCTTACGGTCAGCGCAGCAAGCGCGCAGACCTGCTGAACAGTTACGTGCTGACAACATCTTCTAATATTTCCCGCAAACAGGCATAAAATAAGGGAAATCCCGATTTCTCAAGATTTCCCTTATAGTGGACCTGAGGGGAATCGAACCCCTTGAAATTGCTTATAAAATAAGGCTTTATAGTCTGCCGTGTGATATTTCGTGTGATATTTGAACTATTCTACGACCATGATCCGCTGCGCGCCTCTGCTGTCCGACACATAGCACGCGCCAGCGAAATCACCGGTTTCTTCCAGATAGAACCACTCGTCTCCGACCTTTTTCCAGCCGGTACACATCTTTCCGTCTGATTCAAAGTAATACCATCTGACTTTCCCGTCTGCGTTTTTGATCGCACGCCAGCCGTGTGCGTTCTCATTTTCAGAGATGCGATAATACCAGTCTTTCCCGCTCTGGATCCAATGAGGGGCAAAGGCGCTGGCTACCAAAGTGAGGAACAGTTTCTTTTCCGCCTCTCTCCGTTTTGTCAGTCCGGAAAGGACTTTGCCGCCGCCTTTATTGTACTGTGTGATCTTCGCCGCGATCTCTGCACGGGAGCGAGTGCCGTTCGCTGTCAGCTGGTCGATACTTCCCACGTTGTAGGCGAAAGAAGTCAGCGCATCGAATTCGTTCTGATTCCAGTTATACTTCGAGTACTTATTGACTTTGCTTTCGTATGCTGCCATATCAGAAACGAGCATCCGGTCTGCTTCCGCCTGCGTGATCTTCTGCCCCGGTTTCACGCCGCCGGTGTGTCCCCATCCGATGGTCCAGACACCGGCAGGGCATTTATAGGCAGTCAGACGGCACCCTTCAAAACCCTTAATCAGATTCAAGCCGTTCTCGCTAATCCTCATCTGTCGGAATCTCCTTATTATATGTGTTGCTGCTCAGACCGAGAAGCACTCCGAGGAACGTGTCTAACGCAGTGATTGTACCGACCACCTGTTCTCCACACGGAAGCCCCCAGATCTGGGAGATGGAAAAGTACAGTGTGCCAGCCGCAGGGAGAAGATACTGCGCGGCCCACTTGAGGATATCATAGGTTGTGTTGGATAACTTCATAGCTACCTCCTTAGAATACAGTTACCTGTGCTTCCTGCATCTTGCGGTCAAGCTCTGCCGCATATGCGTCCTGTGCGATACTCTGGTCAATGACCTCTGCTACTACCTTCGGCAGTCTTAACGGCACTCCGCGCGGAACGGAATACTTAACGCCATTGACAATGACGTTTAATGGATTTTTATACTTTTCGCCGTCACGGAAAAGTGGAGCATGATCCACGTATTCAACGCCCGGCTTTTCTGTATTAGTTTCTTCTGCCTGTACTTCTTTTACTTCTTCCTGTACTTCTGCTTTTCTTGGCATAAATTATCCTCCAAAAATAGGGAAGTGCGGAGGCTACACTTCCCTAAGGGCGGGCTAAAACCTCCGCCCGGTAATTAGGCTGCGTAAGAGCAGGCTGTCTCGATACGAACCATGTAGTCCTCAACGAGTCTCTCTGCTGTCTTTGTTGCTTTCCAACCGACAGTGGAACGCTGGTCAAGCGGATCCGCAGTACCAGCAGAACCCTTCTGCTTGGTGATAAGCTCAAGCCCGCCGCCCTCGATGTTCGTTGTGCCATATGCGTTCTTTGCGATAATCAGTGTGGAATAGATGTCGAACTTGGCTGTAGATCCGCCGGCATCTTCGAAGATCTTCGCTTCTGTGGTCTCGACAAAACGTACATTTGCGATCTTACCAATCTCATTGGTAAACATTGCGTCATTGTCCGTGTACTTGTGCCATTCCACCCACGTCGGATCAGACATAAGATCGAATGCGACATCCGGATGAATGATTCCAACGAAGGAGCCGTCGATAGTTTCCGCGTTCTGTCTCTTTAAGGTACGAACTGCTGCTCTGACTGCTTTCACAGTAAGAGTATCAGTTGCGATGATAGCAGAACGGCTTGCTCTCTCGCCCTCATGGTACTGGACGTTTGTGCCGCCGTTTAGCACCTCTCTGACAACCGTATCAAGAGATCTGCCCGCCTGAGACCCGATAAGCTGAACAGCTTCCGTCTTGATATTGTCGATGGCTGTAAGGTCAAGGATATCCGTGATAACAACATATCCGCCGTACTGCTTTACAGTTGCAGTGATCGTGGAAGTGTCAAGTGCCTGTCCATCCGGTGTAACACCCTCGACAAGAGCTTCTGTGATCTTTGCAAGCGGTGTGAACTGTCTGAACTCGATAGACTTACCGTTGCCAGACGGGATGTTTCTCTTCTGTCCAAACTGATCGTGAACAAGCTGTGCTTCAGCAAGCTGGATCAGATAATCAGAATAATAGGTCTTGATTTCCGGCGCAAGGTTGTTTCCGGAAGTGCTGGATGTGGAAGCATTCAGCACAGTTGCAAATGCCTGAATGTTAAAAATATATTTTTTGCGCATATAAATTCCTCTTCTCTTAGAAGCGGATCCTTTCTCCACTCATGGAGCGCTTCGCAAGTTCCGCTCTCTCTCTCTTGGTAAGGTTATGCACATCTTTTGTCACCTTCGCGGATGCCATTGGAGATAATCCATTCTCAACCGGACGGTTTCTCCGTGTGGCAAGATCTTCTGCCGTTGCCTGACGGACCTGCTGTGCGGTGTACTGCATCGCTCCGGATGTGATTTCAGCACCATGAACCGCATAAAAGGCACGGTCGATGGAGAGACCGCTTCTTAAAGCCTTTTCAAAGTCTGGGTTTTCCAGCTCTGCGTCAAGGTCAAAGTCCGGGAAGATCTGTTTTAAGTTGTTCGACTGCCTGTCCCACTCTTCCATCTGTCTCTGGATCTGCTGTGCCTGCTGAAACTGCTGCTGTTCGGCACGCAGTCTGCGGTTCTCTGCCTGCGCTTCTGAAAAGCGTTTGTACTGCTCAACCGTCATTCCGGCTTCGATCGCCTGTTCCTCAAACATGGAGTCATCTCCATTTAAGGCTTTCACGATACCATCAACGTCATTTGCATCCAGATTGTATTTTGCGGCAAGTACATCCAGCACCTGTGCTGATGCATCTGCTCTGGATTTTAACTGGTTGTAATCGGCGTGGCGCCGGTTAAACTGTTTCTGAAACCACTTGCTCGCTTCATCCTTGTGGGCTTTGACATAATCGTCAAAAGACATGCTCTGTTCCGTGTGAGTGGCGTTCTCACCATCAGAGGCTACAAGCCCCTGCGCCTGATTCCCAGCGGCGGCCTGGGATGTGCCTGCGGCACCTGCGCCCGCTCCTGCACCGGCAGCGGCTCCACCGCCTTCACCGTCAAATGCACGGAGATTAAATAAAAATTTCTTCATAAATTCCTCCAACGCGGTCTTTCCCGTGAGTCAGCTTTCGCTTTATGCCATCATTCTATCTTTTGGCGAAGGAAAAACCGACCGACCTATTTTTACGCACAAAAAAAGACGGGCAAACGCCCGTCTCCTTTTAATATCCGAGGATATTCTGTAACTTATACCATTCTGAACTACCATAATAATCATCCAGAGTATCACTCTTTTTCTTCTTACTATTGTAGCCGGAAAGTTCCCATGCCAGCTCTGCCTGATTGTAGCTTAAGGTGTTGTTCTGCACCTGTTCTACCAGATACTTCGCAATCTTATACTTCTTGCTTCCGCTGACCGATTCGCCGGATTCCTCGTATGTTGAAGCCTTGAAATCCCTTGTGCCGAGATACTCGTCATAGGTATCAAACGTGCCACCATACTTCTCCCACTCATCGTACTTCTTTTGCTGATCGTCAGACAACGCATTGTAATACTCTGTCTTCGCATCAAGACCGTTTGCTTTCGCATAATCAACAGCAAGATTGTAAACATCCTTTGCAGAAAGGTTCGCATCCTTATCCTTCGCTTTCAGCTTGTCACTGGCCGCACTCTTATAGGAATTAAAGCCGGAGGAGCTTTTCGCAACCTTGACACCCTTCTGTTTGAGAATTGTCGCATCTGCCACGTCTTTCGCGGTCTTTTTGATCGTTGACAGCACCTGCGCCGCGTCCTCATCGCTGAACTTCTTCCCGGTAAACTGTTCCTTGACATACTTCCAGTAAGCCTGCTCGTAAGTCTTCTGATACTGTATGTACTCGCGTCCTTTAAGGGAATGCTTCTTTCCCTCACTGTCCGTAATCTCTGTGTTGAGAGCACCCGGAAGCACATTCTTATTCCCGGTCTTCTTCACAAAGTTCTGAACGGATTTCTCCGCACTTGTCCATGCATTACGGTCAGACTTCTTCTGGTACGCCTTGATGCTGTCAAGAAGAGACTGTTTGACAATCCGGTACTCCGCGCTGTCCGCATTATCCTTTACAAGACCCATCGCCCTTGAATAATAACTCGTCATGGCACTGTCCTGTGAGGATTCTAAGAGATACGTCTTGTTATCCGGGTAAGACTTCGCGTACATCGAGGATTCATCTGCCTTGTCATACATCCAGTTTGCAAGATCCTGTGAGTAGATATTATCCTTGTTATAGGTGTTCTTAACTCCCAGCGTCCAGTCGCGTTTACCTTTCACACCTTTGCCATCATTAACAGGGAACAGCGCCGTCTGGTATGTCCAGTATCCGCCAAGAACATTCTTGCCGAAGTAGTCAATCTGCTGTGGGCTGAGATTCAGAAACTGTCCCATAAGATAGGCCGCCTGACTCGTTCTTGCTGTATACTGCTGTTTCGGAACTTTACCCTCAAGAGAACTGCTGACAATCGGGGAGCCGAGATAATCTTTGTTTGCGTTGATCGCAGCGCCAACGCCGAAGATTCCCGTTGAACTGATTGCTCCAGTTAATGCATCCTTCGAAGCATCGTAAAGTCCCTCACTCGCCACATTAAACGGCATTTCTGCAAGATCAGAAACGATGGAAGGAAGGAAATTCGATGTCGCGTATGCCGCAAAATCGTCAAACGCATGGTCCTGATCGTCCTGCGTGAGCTCCAGTATCCGCTCCATTGCAGAGGACGGGATTCCAAGCTCATGTGATTTCGTGAGTGCAAAATACTTTCCTTTGCCAAGAGGAATAAGGAAGTTGGAGTTCTTCACATGATTGCTTAACTGGTTATAGTTCTCCTTATCGTCCTTGCTCTTATGGTTTAATGCGTATTCAATGGCTGTCATAATCATAGACGTTACCGCAAGAAATGCCCATCTCTGAAATATGATCTTGCCGCGCTGTTTCGCCGTGTACTTCGTTCCTTTCAGATCCTCTCCGGTGAAATACCGGATCGTCTTATCCGTACTCTGAATACCGGCATTAAAGAACGGAATGACCGCATTCGCCGCTTTGGAGTTCGTTCCGTGGCGTCTAAAGTTCACCGTGATATCTGTTGCTTCGTGGAATGCTTCCTGCTGAGTCATGCCCTGCTGTCTGCATAAGCTGTAAATTGCGAAACGCGGTCCCTGCTCAATGGTATCTGAAAGCACAGAAATCGCCCCGAAGAAGCTTGAAACAGGATGCTTATAGAAGTGGTCTGCGTTGCCCTTCCTATTCAGCCCAGTACTATTTAAAGACTTCCGGATGTCGGCTGCGTACTTCTCACTGCCTTGCCATACGCCGGTATTACCGCCGCCCATTGCCAAGTATTCGCGATAAAGTGGAGACACTTCCTTACCATTAGCCTCTTTGACAGAGTTGAGATAAGCACTGGCGATTCCAGAAAAAAGCTTAGCTGGGTTCTTTGTCTGCTTTGAATAGTTAAACATCGTCTGGATATCACGCGGAAGGTTGGAGAATGCGCTCCAAATGATGTTGTTTCCGGTGATATTGGCAGTCATGAACTTCGTGATCTTCCCATAGGTTCCAAGGACTGCCCCAAGATGCCCCGGGGACATATTGCTGATGCTGTCCAGAAGAAGCTCGTCATTCACTTTCCAGAACTCCGGCTTGCCGTCTACAAGAATGCAGATCTCCCCTTTTTTCTGGTTTGCCTTTCCAAGTTCAAACTGCGTATAAACATCATCAATCTCACTCAACACATCGTCCAGAATGTCCATAGCGTCCGCAGACATCGCCATTCCATCCGCACTCACGAAGATTTCCTGCTTAAGATCTTTGATGTCGATCTTTTTCGGGATCTTCGGATCCGGGATTCTCTCAAGGAAGGTCGCATCTGCTCCGAGTTCCGTAGATGCCTTACGGATCTCAAGCAGTGTACTGTTTCTGGTTGCCGTGGAAACCATCTTATTAACCATATCCATGATATTGTCCACTGGCATGACAATCTGCCGTCCGCTTCCCTTCGCTTTCGCAAGAGAATTACCACGGTTCTTAAATCCAGCGCGGAAGAACGGAACATACCGCTGATACAGTTTCTTCATGGCAAGATAACGATCCTTTGAGATAAGTCCGGTTCCAAGACCGTAGGTGCGTGTAAAGAGATCGGTAAATTCAAACACACGCTTTGCTGCTTCTTTGAACTTCGGATATTCATTCTCAAGTTCCAGTGCGCGGCTTGCCATCCACTGTCGGTTGTTCATCCGGTCATCAGCAAATACACGCTTGCCATTCTCGATCCACTCGATACCATGAAGGACCGTCAGATACTCGTTGAATGCTGTGTACTCTACTTTATTTACTGTATTGATACCCTGTAATGCCCACTTCAAACCATGACCGACGTAGTTTCCGTTGATATCCAGTAAGTCCCCTTCAAGGATCTGCTTTGCGCGGGCTTCTGAGTATGCCGAATTGGACGCCATGACATACGCTTTTCCACCTGTTTTCCGGTCAAGCAACCGGATTGCATGGTTGGAATCTACCCATTCCTGTATACGCTTATCTACTGCGTCCTGCGCTTTTTCTTTCGTTGTACGGTAATCACTGATGCGGTTTTCCTTATACACAAGAGCACTTGCCGCGCTCTTTGCACCTTCGGAGTAATATGCATTCACATCATCTGCGAACTGCTCAAAACGTGCCAGCTCCGTCGGATTGGTGATCTTTTTCTTGATATACTCTGTTGCCGCCGGATAGTCAATCGCGGCTGTGTCCTTGTTCTTGCAATAATACCGTATAAATTCCGCGGCTCCTTCAATCTTATCTAACGATGGATTATATGCCTTTTTATTCTCTGGCTCAGCATTGAACGCTTTTATGAAGTCTTCCTTAACCGCCTGTGGAATAGTTGATTCGTCTTGAAAGTTATAGCGATCATCTAACCAATGACCGATTTCATGAGAAAAGTCTGTGATACTATTAGCAATTTTTAAACGGATTCCTTTGTCCTTTGTATTGAACTGGCCCGATATATCACTGCCGCGAATATAACCAGTATCAACATTGATCTTGAGATCATGTTTAAATCGTCCAATGATTTCTTCAAGTGACTTCGCATGTTCCACCGTACTGTTCGTATTCTTCTCCGCCGTCCAATCCTGCGGCCTTGCATCGCTTGTCTGGCTGATAAAGCCCTGCACCGCACTTCTGCCGCTGACCGGCTTACCTGCCGCTGCTTTCGGCTTCACGCCTGCCGCCTTGAGCTTTCTCGCATAAACTCCGCCCTCGCTGCTTTCCTTCGCATCGGAAACAGCCTCCGCATTATTGGCAAGAAGCTCCTGTTCGATCTCTGTCGCACGTTTTCTTGTTGCCGCCAGCTCATCTGCCTTTGAAAACTCCGAACCGATTACTTCTTTCAGCTTCGGAACATTCGCCTCGTCCACAGACAGGGATGTCTGCGCACTCTTAAGCTGATTCGGGATCTTCTTCACAGCGTTCACAACCATCGTAGTCGTCCCTTTGGAACTGAACAGGTTGATCTGGGAACCGTAAGACGCATTACCCACAAGCTGGATCACGCCGCCCTCATGCCCCGCGTAAATATCAAATCCGCTGATGGAACCAATCTTCGTGGAGTCAGCCTTTGCAACCTGCGCTTTCTTTGCCGCCACAATGAGTGCTTCACCAAACTCCTCACGGTTCGTGAAGGACTTCTTACCAACCATTCCTTTGAAATTATCTCCAGTAAGGTCCGTGACCTTCTTCACGTCCGCTTCATACTTCGGAAGCATTTCTTTGGTATTGCGGATACGGCGTTCGGTCTGCTCTAAATCCACACGTGCATCATAGATACTGCGGTCAAACTGCTTTTTCAAGCCTTCCAGTTTGCGGAGCTTATCATTGTTGTCCGCCTGTTCCTTCAAAAGCGGATTACCGGATGCTACCGCCATAATGTCTCCGGCAGACGCGCCGAACTCGTCAGAAGAGAAATTAGCATTGTCACTTTTGTATGTTCCGCTGGTGATTTCACTGATGAAGCGAGACTTCGCACGCAGAGTGTCCCACTGCTTCGTATCGAAGGTGTTCTCTGTGACATAAACATTTATCGCAACTTCCGGGGAAAGGTTTCCCTGCCGAATTGCACGTGCTTCCACCTGTTCGATATCGCCTGGTCTCGCAAGTGGGTTTAACTCATGCAGTGCAACAACATGGTCCTGTACATTAAGTCCCTCTCCCATCATCAGAGATGAACCAATAAGAACGCGCACTTCACCGCTTCTCACTTTCTCATACAGAATATTCCTCTTTGAATCATTCGTAGCATCGTGAATGAATGCGATCTGTTCTGCCGGAATACCCTTCTCAATCAACATATCTTTCAAGTCCTGATAGGAATTGTAGCCTTCAACACTGATTTCCTCATTCGGATTGTAGGATTCTTCCATTTCCGCATCAATTTCTGTATTGCTTGCGGATTTTCCTTTTCTATTCTTTTTCGGAACCCCTCTATCACAGAACACAAGCTGAACGCCATTTTCCTGCGTGTTACCGTTTACATCCGTGAAGGTTTTTGACTCGTTCCAGATTTTGAAGATTTCATTGGCAGCCGTTGGAACTTTCTCATCTGCTCCGTACGGAAGAGACGGATCAAGCATACGCTGGGAAAATGACGCTTTCTTTCCGTCGCTCTGTAAAGAGAAAATGTGATCTTTCCCCTTGCGATCCCCGTGTTTTAAACGTTCTCCAAGACCATTGATGACTTCCCTTGCTTTCGGGCCTGCCTGACATACGATGATACTGCGCTCTCCGCCCTTCATCTTCGGCAGTTTAATGCCAGGAACATCTTCTGTCAGCACACGATCGGTAACTGCGCCCCAGATCTGCTGCCAGGCATTCATGTTGGTGAAGCCTGTAAAGGAATTTCTGGTAATCCATTCACTTCCAGCTGCATCTTGTCTTGTGATTCCTTCAATACGACCGAACATATCAATGAAGTTATCGAGATTGTAAATGCCTGTCTTTTCCAGCCCTTCCGGGTAGAGATATCGGAGCATACTATAAGCTTCAACCGGAGAGTTCATAACCGGAGTCGCAGTGCCGAATACAACGCCCTTGCCGCTCTGCATATTCCGCACGTAGTCCGTTTTCATCTGCATATCGAAAGTAAGCTGGTTTCCATCTGGCTTTCCCATGTCGGCTACATTTGAAAGGTTGGTGGTGTAAGCAAGGTTTTTATATTTCTGCGCTTCATCCACAAATATATAGTCGATACCAGTTTCCTCAAACGTGATATTATCCGTGTCACGCTTTGCGTCTGCCAGTTTCTCAAGCTTCGTTGCAAGTGATTTTCTGCGCTTCTCAAGCTGCATGGTAGTCGATGGGTTTCCGCCCTTGTTTGCCTTTAGCTCTTCCTGCATGGCGATGATAGAGTCAATCTGCTTCTGGATTGTGCCCTTCTGATAATCATCAGACATCGGGATCATCTTGAACTGGTCCTGAGAAATAATAACCGCATCTACATCGGTTGTGGCGATCCGGTTCGTGAACTCTCTTCTGTTTTCTTTCTTGAATGTGGTGTCGTCCGCCACGAGCACATTCGCAGTCGGGAACATCTTGTAATAGTCGTTGATCCAGTCACCGACCTTGTTCTTTGGAACGACAATGACCGGCTTCTTTGCGATGCCAAGTTCCTTTAACTTCTTTGTCGCGCCAATCATCGCGAAGGTCTTACCAGCTCCTGCGCCGTGCTGGAGTAACGTATTATACGGAGACTGCACAATACGGTTGATTGCAGACCCCTGATGATCGCGCAGCTGAATATCCGCAGTCTGCCCAGAAATCGTAACCTTGCTGTCATAATGTGCCCTGGCCATTGCGTTATAACTGTCATTATAGACTTCCTCAAGCTGCGTGCGCCGCCCCTCGTCCTTCCACAGCCACTTATTGAACTCGTCCGTGATCTTGTTCTTTAACTCCTTGCAAGCTTCCGTGGCTTCCAAGTTTGGAACACTCTTTCCGTTAATATCTGTTGATTTTACCGTGAGATCCCTATTGTTAAGAATGTTGTAAAGCATTCCCCTGTCGTTTTTGTTCGTATAAAGGAATCCCATATACTTATTACCGAACATCTTCGTGTTCTCCGCTGCCCGGTAAAGGGAATAACGGTTGACATTTACGTCATAGCCACCGACTTTGGAATATGTGACTGTTACGTCCCCCGGATTTCCTCCAAGAAGTTCGGACGCAAAATCCCCGTAAAGCTCTGCCGGAATCCATGTAACACCAAGATTGACAGAGATATCCTTTCCATGCTTATATGCCGGGACAACCTTCTTAAGCGCATCCACATTCTTTTTGTACTCAGGATTGCCCTCCGCAAGCATCTCTGCTTCCTTGAGCTTTGCCCGGACGTTACCAGAAAGATATGTAGTGGCACTGACAAAGTTCCCGTCTGCGTCACGGAACGCAAGATCTCCGGCATCAAGATCCTTCTCAACCTCTGCTTTCGGCTTACGCATCAAGTCTGCAATCTTCTGGGAATCAATATATCCTAACTGATTTAAAGAAACCTCGATACCATCAGAAACCGTGTTGACAGAAGTAATATCAACCGCCTGATTGACCGTGTTCCGCGTAAAGATATCGTTTTTAGAGACAGTCTTATCCTTGACCTTCTCCAAGGACTGTAAGAACGCATAGTCCGTATCGTTCCTCAGGACTTTTTTGACCGCAGGCGTATGGAAACCGTTCTTGTACTTCGCTGAGAAATTATCATACTGCTTATTCAGGCGTTCACGGAGCTTTGCAATATCCGCATCAGACTTGCCGGTCAGCATCGCATCCACAAGGTTGCGTGCCGTGTCACGAATCTCAACAGCACCTTCATAGATGACCTTCTCTTTGGCTTCAAGATTTAATTCCGTCTCCATTCCGCCATCATTCTTATAAAGCTTGCCATCCTTCTTGTATGCTGTTCCCTGCTTCTTGTTTCTGGCTTCCTTGACCGCCTTGACAGCTTCCTCATGATGATTCACCTTCGGATATTCCATCTTGCGGTCAATGCGCCGGAATGCCTTTGTAATCTGCTCCTCTAAGCCGCCTTTTCCCTCAAGCGGATCGTAAGTCGTGACTGTACGTCCGAACTGACCCGTTGTTCTTCTGGCTGTTCCAAGAACCATTTCCGGGTGATCGGCAAAATACTGGTTAATATCTCCTGTATTGTATTGCCAGCTCGTTCCGAGAAACGCTTCGCCCTGATACGGAGTATTTGCCGCACGTTTCTGGAATACTAGAATGTCCGTCACTACTTCCGTTCCGGTACCCTTGAATGCGGTATTCGGAAGACGGATTGCTCCGATTAAATCAGCCTGCCCGCTGAAATATTTCCGTGCAGCCTCTCCTCTTGCATCCACCGTACCGCTGGAGGTGATAAGGCAGGCAATACCACCCGGGCGCAGCGTGTCGAGAGAACGTGCAATGAAATAATTGTGAATCTTCGATGTAATGGCGGACGGGTAGCGCTTATCTGTAACTCCATACTCACCAAACGGTACATTGCCAACCACAGCGTCCATATAGCCGTTCGCAAGGATCGCTTTCTCGAAGCCCTGTATACGCACATCGGCATTCGGGTAGAGCGCCTTTGCAATATTACCCGTGACCGTATCAAGCTCCACAGCCGTCCAAGAGCGAACGGAAGGGGTAATATCAGACGGCATTGCACCGATGAACCTTCCTACACCGGCAGACGGTTCCAAGAGCTTACCACCATTGAAACCGATGGACTGCAAGCCCTTATACATGCCGTTAATGATTGCCGGATCCGTGTAGTACGCATCGGTGATAGACGATCTTGCTGTCTTCAGCTCCTCATCAGTGAGAATCCCGGAAAGTTCCGTTTCCGCGCGCTTCCACATATCTTCCCCGATGCCGCCCCATCCGGTGTACTTCGCAAGGATCGTCTGCTCCTCTGCTGTCGCAATACGGTCTCCTGCCATGATGTCCTTTAAGGTCTTTACTGCATCAAGGTTCGCAGAAAGCCTCGTTGCAGACGTGGAAGGAATATTTTTTGTAGACTCAGCTGTGAGGACATAGTTATTCCCCTTCGGCTTCTCCTGCGTGGCAATTTCCTTCTTCTGCTCTGCCTGCTCTTCAACAGTTACAGCTTCCTTCGGTGCTTTCTTCTCAGCTTTCTTTTTTTTCGGCTTTTTATCCTTCTCTTTATTCTGCTCTTTAATTGAATTATTCGAGTTATAACTCGATTCAGTTGAGTTAGGAGTTGAATTAACTTCCGCGGTCTCTTCATTCTGCTGAACTTCGGACACCTTTGGAGACGATTCGGGCTCATCGGACAACTCTTCCTGTCCGGTCTGTCCAGTTTCAGCCTGCGCTGATGCATTCTCACCAGATTCAGATGCCTTATTGCTCTCAGCTTCAGCTATGCGTTTCTCATCAAGCGCAAATCTTGCCAGATTTTCCACTGGATATTTTTTTGATACCGCAACATCATTTTCATTATCCCAGATGTAATATTCGTGATCTCCTGTTTTCTTCACAGAATATCTGTCAAGAGTGCTTAATCCTTTGATCTCGTTTAAGACGAAATCAGCTTTCTCATGTACTGGATATGCGGATGAGATGGTTTTTCCTTCTAAATTATCCCAGACATAATAAGCGCCATTAACACTCTTGACTGTAAAGCGGTCACTTTGCTCGGTGTCTGTTGACACTACTCCTCCGACGTGATCTGATACTTGATCTCCCGCACTACTTCCAGTGCTTCGGTGTCCTGATACCCCGCGTCCAGAAGATCCAGATACCGATCCAACATCTGATCCCCTGACTTCTTCAAGGTTGGATACAGGCTGCCGTCCTGTGTCATCTGCTGTAACTTCTTCGGCGCGTACCGGATGAGATCCTCCAAGATCTCCTTCCCGAACCTCGACAGGCTGTCGTACTGCTCCTTCGTCACGTACTTCATCATTGTTGTGTAAATCGCCATAACCATTACCTCCTGTGGTCTTTACTCCTTCGGCATATGCCGCATCGTAGAAGGGAAAAACCGCGTCCCCATAAGGACTGCTGAAAAACTTCTGAAAATCTGTATCGTTCTGCATAAGGTCCCGCAGAGTTTCTCCCTTTACTGCTGCCTGGTATACCTTTCTCATATTATCATCATACCACAGAATATCCACACCTTCATATCCATTTTCAAAGGATGTCTTAACATCTCCGTCATACTGGTTAGAAAGTTCTTCGATGCCCGGAAGCGTTGGAGCATCATCTTCCGGCACGATATTGGTGACGTCAACAATATCGTCAGCCTGACCGGACATAGCTGTGTCCGGTTCCATATCCTGGGCGTCCATGTACTCCTCTGTCGGATTCTCGTTCGTGCCCTGCGCGGATTCCTGTGCAAGCTCTGTGGCAAGCTGTTCCGCCGGGCTTGTCTGGCTCTCTGTGACCGGTTCTGCGGCTGCTTCATCCACCACATTGACCGGACTGTTCATCACATCAATCGCCGCTTGTGTGGACGCTTTGGCTTCTTCTGGTGTAGATGAAAGAGAAATAGGCTCACTGCTCGCACGTTCTTCTTCCTGTGCTGTTGCTTCCTCAACCCAGTCATTGACCATCTCATCCAGGTTCTTGTCCTCAGTAATGACAGGCGCAACACCCTTTGCCTCTGCCGCCCGGTCAATGGTGCTCTCCACGCCGTTATAGATATCCTGCTGCTCTTCAAGAGTCAGAATATCACCGTTCGCAAGCTTATTTGCATATCCGGAAAGCTTTTTCATTGTCGCGATCGCCTGGTCGAGACCTTTTGTATCAACAGTGCCGTCCTCACGAGTATACGCTTCCGGGCTTGTGTCGATTGCATCTGCCGTCTGGCGCAGTTCATCCTCGGTGAAGTTCTGGTTTGCCTTTGCGTTCATGTAGTTCATGACGGTTGCACCGGATCCCATGACACCGCCGGAGATCGCGCCGCCAAGGAAGGACAACGCACTTTCCTTGAGAAGATTGTAAACCACATTCTGCATAGCTTCTCCGTTGGACATTCCGCTTCCCTTATATGCGTTATACTGACTAACATATTCTGCTTCGTTGCCAAGGATTAAGCTATCTGCCGCCGCATCTGCGAGTGTGGAGAATACTTCCTCGCCGCCTTCCGTTGCCGCCTGCTGTGCAATCCTCTTGATAACCTCGCCGACATTGTGCGGAGATACCTCCATGTCCTTGAATGCGTTCAGCTTGTCCCATGAAAGCTTTTCGGATAAATACTCAAATGCGCCGTTCGCCGCCGCATCAACTGCCGCCCGTCTGCCGGACACCTTCTCATTCTGGTTAAGATCCGTGAGCTGTCCAGCCGCCGCGCCGCCCGCCATGAGCGCAAGACCGCCGGTCTCGCCCACCTTGCCCGGTGCGAAATAGCCCGCCAGCGCACGGTTCGCCGCGCTGTCAAGGATGCTCATGCCAGTATCCGTAAGAAACCCTGCGGCATTCTCCCCTGTGGTGCTGATGCCGTCCTGGCTTCCGCCCGTAGCGTCCTGCACGCGCCGTCTGACGCCTGACTGTGCGTCCTGCGCCGCATAAGTTCCCTTAAAGAACTGATCGTCCAGCTTCTTCCCTGTCACTGCCTGGTATGCAGTTCCGGCAAGACCTTCAAAGCCAGAGCCGACGTTGTTGATGACATGGCTTGCCACACCTGCGATTGGGTGCTTGTAGGCATATGCGCCCTCTCTTGTGTTGCGGTAACTACGCTCATCAGCCGGAGTAGAATAATTCGGATCGTTCGGATTGAAGTTCTTGATGGACTGATCTACCACGCGCGCATTCGGATCATTCTGGTTCTTCACTGTGATGTTCTTCGGCATGTTCCGTTTCTGTGTTTCGGACAACGCAATGGTAGTCTTCTCCCGTGAGTTCATTGGTGCTTTGGTCTGCGTTTTAGCTGCCGCCTTGCTGATTGCACTATCTTTAAGCCTCTGTTCAACATCATTAACAGATACGCCGCCGGAGTTTATCAATGAGCTTCCATTGGCATTGCTTTTTTTCTGAGACGAACGCAGCTTCAGTGAATCCACTGCAGCATTCGTCGTTGCTTCTTTTGCTCTCCGCTCATTAGTTTCCTTCTGCTTCTTTGCCCTGTACGTTAAAAAATCACTTGCCATAGCTCCTCCTTAAATGTTTGCCACTATTAGCTGAATCAATCCTGTTGCCAGCGCTCCGACAATAATTCCGACAATCGTAGACTGTGCTGTTGCCTTAGCTGCCTTTAAATTGTCCAATGGCGCTTTTTCAAGCTGGTCAAGCTTCTGCCCCTGTTTTGCCTGCTCTTCGGCCATGTGTTTCATATTAAGTGCCAGTTCCTGAACGGAGCTTGTGATCTCCTGCAAGGTCTTTGTGACTCTCTCCAATTCATCCAGCCGACGGTTCTGCCTTTTATCCTCATCATGGATCCGTTCAAATGCTTCTCTTGTAGCTTCGTCCATAACACTACTCCTTCGTTTTTTTATTAATCATAACGGGCACTGACTTTACCGTATACCGACCTAAAAAAAGTGCTCCCTGGGACACATCGTTGAGAGGTGCGGGAGCTTCTGTTATTTTTTACAATAATGGTCACAATGTTACTTTTTCTGCATTTATATTAGTGTAGGGTCCCATATCCCTGATACCTTTCTTTTCGCGGCACCTTGTTTCTCCCCAGGTGTCGCCTTTTTTGTATCTTCCTGTCCTCGCTCAAATAACAATTTGAGTAAAAGAATCAGTATTGTCGGATATAAAAGCGGATGGTTAGCTGATGCGTCATCTGAAAACAACAGGCTTTTTGTTTTTAATTTTAATTCTGATAAAGGACAGGACCAAATGATTGTTTCCAAAGATCGTATTAGTGTTACATTGCTTCGAGATGGCGTCTGGCAAGAACAATACAAAGTAGCTACATTAAATGATGTATGGCCACAAAATTCAGGCACTGAAATTATTGCCGGAACAGATATGCAAACAATAACAACTCCAGGACATTACTATTGCACAGATAATAGTACAGCTGCTTCTTTAAAAAATTGCCCGTTATCAGATGCTTTCACGCTTGTTGTCTATAGAGCTGCTGGCGGCGTAAGCGACAATGTTTATTATGTGGCTCAAGAATATACTTCTTATATTTGCAATAGGCGTGTCATTCAAACATATAACAAAGATAGCAAGAATTGGACAACACACGAGATTCAGTTCAAATCTTAAATGCGATTACTGTTTTTTCGACAAAGGAACGCTATTCCATCCAGTCCACCCCGCACTATCACCGCTATATCCATTATAAAAATTCACGTATATAGTGTCTGCTGAAGTCGGAATAAATATTATAAAAATCCACTTGCCTGGCTGATTTTGACATACTAACGCCATTCCATATGTGCTAACTGGTAGGTTTTTTAAGTTTGGTCCACAGGAATAAAATCCATGAACAGTGTTGTCTACATACATAATACTATCGAACGGATAATCTTTTAAAATAAACAAATTACCTAAATTGTTATTTGTGGCAGCGATGTCGTTGGCGTTTTTCGTCACTTTCTGATCTAATGCGGACCAGTTCTGGCTATACTCCTTTGCTTCGTTCGCTGATCCTGCTGCCGCTGATGCAGACCCAGCCGCCGCCGTTGCAGAAGCCGCTGCCGCTTTCATGTTGGCCTCCACATTGGTCTCCAATGAGTTTGCAATCCGCTCTGCCTTGTCGCCCGAAGCTATTGCCGCATCAAAGTTTGTCTTTGCTGAATTGTACCACTCTTCACGTTCTGTTTCCGCCGATTCTCGCGCTGTCTCTGCGTTGGAACGTGCCGTCTCAGCAGATTTGCGTTCCGCTTCGGCAGTTTTTCTTTCTTCTTCGGCAGACTTGCGCTCCGCTTCGGCTTGTACTCTCTCTGCTTCTGCGTCCTGTCTGACTTTTTCGTTCTGTACACGTTCTTTTTCTGATTTAATCGCAACCTCAAACTGCTCGACTTCGGAGAGCTTTCCGTTATAATCAGCACTGCCAAACATAGATGCTTCAACAAAGAACGCACCGATGTAGGAAGTCCACTTCATATTTCCGTCCACATTCAGCGCACGGATCTGTACCACGACAGTTCCCGGAACATGAAGCTGATTCTTTGTCACGGTCCATGTAAGATTGATCTTATCGTCTGTGACTTCGCTATCGAGTGCAAGCGTATCGCTTGTACCGTCTGCGTAGGTGAGATCCAGCTTAAACATGAGATTGGCAAGGTCTATGCCTTCCATCACACGATCAAGTTGAAAAACTCTTGTCGCTGTATTAGTGTCATAGTCATTGCCAAGATTGTACTCGTCATTCGGAATAATAAGAGATCTGCTTCTTAAGATGATCATTTCTGTTCCTCCTTATTTGCTACTGTACTCTGCTGCAAGCGCACGAAGCCTCTCTGCATTGGTGTTTCCAGATGCATCCCATTTGTCTTTATCGATGTAATAGTATTTGCCGTTGATTTTCTTCTCAATAACGCTACCGTTGTTGACCTCGTTGTAAAGTTCGTCCCATGTCATTCTACCGTTGCGCCCGTCAACCTCGACCCATCCGTCAGCATTATCACTGTCGTCAATGTTGAATTTGTTGCGGTTCCATGTCAGATATGCATTACTGGACTTATTGGTTCCTGTGCTTCCATTATTTGCCATGCTATTATTTACACCTTCGCCGTCCGTGATCTTACCTTTTCCAGATGATTTAGAACTTCCAGATTTCTTTGACGATCCGCCAGAAGCTCTCTTCGCACTTGACTTCTTCGTCGCCAATGCCTGTGCCGCAATAGAAGCCATCTGTCCTGCTGAGCCACCGGAGAGGCCATGTGTCTCGTTGTACCTGTCAATCGCTTCCGTAAGGTATGCCGGGACAGAAAGACCGCTCTGTGCCAGCCCCATAGCTGTCTGCAAAGCATTCTGATAATTTGCATCATCGCGGTTAAGTGCGTCCTGATCCATGTTGTAATCGAAGGTACGGTCATTTTCATACGCAGACCGATCGTTCTGGAAGGAGTTCCAATAGCTGTTGGAAAAGTAGTTCCGGTCATTCTCAAATGCAGACCGGTCATTGTTGTAGCTGTTCCAATACTGGCTGGAAAAGTAGTTCCGGTCATTCTCGTATGCGTTCCGATCGTTCGAATAGTTCTGCTGATACTGGTTCGCATAGTAATTCCGGTCGTTCTGCCAGTCAGAGACGGTATCGCGGTAACGGTTATACATGGTATTGTCCTGCCCCTGATATGCTGCCAACTTGTTGTAGTCGTTGGCGCGATCATCAGAATACATCTGATAGGCAAGGTTAAGCAGGTTCAAATTCTGCCCGTTCAAGCCTTGCATGGTGTTGTCATATGCCTGTTGCGCTACTGCCTGCCCATACGTGGACCCATAGCCGCCGGTTGCCGCATTCGCACTGGCGAGGGTGTCTCTCATTGCCTTATTCGCCTGTGCTTCGTACTGCTCTCGGTACTGATCGTACAGAGCGTTGTAGTTTGCATCATTCTTGACATCAAACTGTCCACGATTGTTGATCGTGTTCAGAATGTCATTGATGGTGCTCTCGTATGCGGACTGGTATGCGCCGGGCTTGCTGTTCTCCACCTGTGACAGCTTATTCTTATAGCCCTTCGTGTAGCTGGATGCCTTAAACGGCTTCTCCGCACTCTGCATCTTGTTCTGATAGCTGTTGGTCTGGTCACTGGTCTTGAAGTTGTTCTCATTGCTGATCATGAGATTCTTGTAGCGATCCGTCAGCTCCGTGGGCTTAAATGTGCTCTGATAAGACTTTGTTGTGGTTGTTGTCGGGTTGTTTGCCGTAGTTGCATTGTTCCCGGCTGTCACCGCCGCCGATGGTGTCTGCCCCTGCGATCCGCTCTGCAAAATCTGCAAGAGCTTCGTGTTCTGTGCCGCCGTTCCCTTGTAGTCAGAAATCCCATTGTTCGCCGCCAGTGTCTTTCTGGCGTTGTATGAGCTGTCCTGATTGTTCTTTTTGAGATAGTCAACTATGCTCGTTATTGCCATCTTCGGCCTCCTTTCCGGCTCCTTCCTGCTCCTGTACCAGTTTGAAATCACGAAGAGTCATTTCCGCAAGCGTCATGTTTCGGAAACTTTGCAACCCCTCAACCCTCACCTGATCTAAAAGCACCAGAACCTTATCAATCTGTCCTTTCTCATACATCACTTTACTCATTTAGTTCACTCCTTTCAACGCCGTGATCTGCCGTTGGAGATTCTGGACAGCGGCGATCAGCAGGGGAATGTAATTTTTATAATCAACCCGGTATTTCTGGGACCTTTTGTCCAGTCTTACCAGTGGATAATAGATCTCAAGCCGGTCTTGCAGCGCATCTACTTCCTGTGCGATTACTCCGGCGGACCATTTCCCATCGCTTTTGTACTGGAATGTGACCGTCCTTGTATCAAGAAGGAACTGTAATGCCTCATCAGCATCAATATTGTAGACGTTCTCTTTTGCCGTTGCATCAGACAGCGAATCGACCTGATCCCATAAGTCCTGTACGGTTTCCGTGATCGTCCATCCCTTCCACCATGACTTACTTAATTGGATATCGTAAAATTCTGATATATGTTTTCCTGTAGTGGCGTAAACAACAGGGATATTCAGCGCTCCCGTAGACGTAATGTTGCCGCCCTCAATTTCTGTCTGGTTGCCACTCTTGCCGACAATCACTGTGGCAACGGAGCCGCCCGGGCTTTTCGCCGTAGTGATTTCAAAGCTACCATCTCCAGAATACATTTTGTAGGCATTGTTCGTCGATACCGTGAAATCTCCGAACTTTACCCATCCCGAATCTGCATAAAGGGTTCCGTTCGCTATGCTGAGCGATCCGCCGACAATATCACAGCCTGTCAATGTTGCACCCTCAAGATCACCGGCGAATGTGGCGTTGCCGGATGCATCCACCTTAAGGTTCTTTGCGTCAATGGTAAAATGTCCTGTGGTGAGTGCGATCCTGTCACCTGTGAGCACCGCACTGGATGAGCCAGACGGCGTATTGACACTGAGGGAAAACATATTCGCAAGGAGATTCATGGACGAATTGTAGTTATTCGCAACGTCCGTCACCTTCGCACTGACTCCGTTTACCGTCTGCGAAACCTGTGAGATTTTCCCGGTGTTGTTCTTTACGGTCGCACTGATCTGATCCGCCTGAATGGACAGATTAGCGATCTGCGAAGAGTTCTTCGATACTTCCAGCTCGATTCCGTCCGCACGCACTTCCAAACGCGCAACGTTCTCCCTGTCTGCAATATACACAAGCCTCGCAAGCTCGGAATAGTTGTCTTCTGGTGTGAGATTATTGAACATGTAGGCGAGATCTTCATTCAGTTTGTAAAGATATGAACGGATCTTCCGATCCTCAATCGAATTTAATCTATCGACGGAATCCGACGTGAATACTGCCATTTACTTCACTTCCCTGCTCTACTTCCTTCGACATGCCAAGTAGCTTGAACTGTCCTCGTCCTTCCAGACGAATCCGGTACTTCCCTGTTCTCCGCGGCATGATCGGGAGGGTGTATGTCTTGTTGCGTGTGCTGCGGATATAACCTTTCTTCTGCCATAACGGTTCATCATCAAATTTCAGCTTCACCGTCACTTCCGAATTGATCTCCAACCACAAATTTAATTTGAGTTTTGAGATATATTTTTGATCTAAGGACCCTTCCTCGATGTCTCCTGACTCCAGATACCAATCAATGGTCTCTGTCTCACTGCCGGAGATGGTTCGTAACGTCTTGCTGGCGTCAACAAAATGTAACTGCCCATCAGAGTACGCCGCATACAGAAATGTTGCATCATCCTCTTTGTCCCAGATGCCAGTGCGTGGATCATACACAAGCAGAGTCCGCTTCCCGCCTAACAGGCAGGAGATATAAAGCTTTGACTGGTATGTTCCGCTCACGGCATCGGAGATATCCTCCGTAATGTTATTACTGATCTTCTGCGGAATTGATCCATCGAACGCATACACGCCGTTCCTGCCAACATAATACAGTGTTTCGTCAATAATCTGAACCGACCTACTGCACCCGGTTCTCACTCCGGGAAGCTCTTTCTCCGTGAGCGAGAAATTGGACGGCTTATCGCCTCGAAGGATGTGGATAGCATTTTCTTTAAAGAACAGCATGTAGGTGGAGAACTTCGTGCAGGCCGTGAAATTCCCGTCTGATCCGACGGTTGCCGCCCATGCGTTATCCGCACCACTCTCATAGTTGTACCAGTTCTTTGGATCTCCCACCTTACAGCAGTACACCTCGTGGTTTTTACTGCTGCATCCCCACAGACGGTTGTCACGCTCTGACACATGATCCAGCTCCGGGATCTTCCGTGTGAATGTCAGCCCGGAAGATTGTGTAAAGGACTTGTCCAGTGATCCAGTGACCACGATGTAGTCTGTGCCGGACTCCGTGATAACCTTCGTGGCATTATATGCCACATTGGTACAGCCGGAGATCGTGACGTTATCGTTTTTTGAGAAATAGTTGTGGATACCGGTTGCCGTGATCTTCGTGAACACGGATTTGTCAGATAACGGGGCGAATGTCACTGTGCCAGACGGAGTAAAGGTGGAAACCATGTTGGTGCGCTCTCCAGTATGGGTGTTGTAAATGATTCCGTCCGGGAATACACAGATATACGCGCCCATACCCGCAATAAGCTTGTCGGAATCTGTCACCGTGAACACCTCAGTGCCCTTGTAGCAGGCTTTTGTACCGTCAATGTAAAACAGTCCGTTTTTATAGAGAATGCCCTTTGGATTGGCGAATGCACGTTCTGCCGTACCTCTCGAAGGGCGTGTGGCGGCGGCCGGATAGAAGCGATCAGAGATATTCTTCATGTCCGCCCACTCGCCGTCCGATGTAATGAGATTCTGGTTGAGTCCCTTAAACGCACTGATGATGGAAGTGCGTTTAGAAAGGCTGGAACTGATGATAGGGAGCTTCATGTCGCACCTCCTTCGGTCTGTGTGTGCGGCGATACCACCCGGCATAAGCCGCCCACTCACTGGAAAACATTGCCGCGTCCAGATTGTACCGGTCAATTTCTGCGTTATTGAAATCAATCTTAGAGAATAGATAGGACGTATACACACCGTTGAACTGATCCGGGATCAGAAGAGTCTTATCCACGTCTCTGCTGTACTCATATGGCTCATACTCCTGTGACTTAGGCGGTTCCGGCGGCAGCGTAGGGGACGTTTCGTCCCCCGGCTTAACCGGATATACGGTAACAGGGTCCTTTGCCGCCATCATTCCCGGCGGGAACGGCGGTTCTGCCATTCCGATCACCTGATCGTATGCCATAAACTCCACCTCGTTAACCCACTGTGTCAGCTCGTCCTTGTCGTACTCGCTCGGACGCAGAAGCGTGACCTTACTAATCAATGTACCTAACGTCATGGCTCAACCTCCACTCTGATATTGTCCGGGTACTGCGACTCAAGCATCTCCATGCCTGTACGGAATACATCAATCGCTGTGCTGATCTCTCTGCCAAACAGCCAGTGCACCTTAAACTCCATGTGGATATCTCCCGGCTCCTCTGTGTACGAGTAGTCACTGATCAAGTGCTCTTTTTCTGCCTGCCGGAGATAATTGAGCAGTGTGTATGACAATGTGGAGATTCCGGCGCACACAATATCGTTGCCTGGGTTGTAGTCTGCGTGTCCTTTAACTGAGACCTCTACGGTCAATTTGCTTTTAACTCTGATTCTGACTGTTGTCATTATCCACCTCCGCCTGCGTCTGCTGTCCCTGTGCCATCTGCTGTGTCTGATCCGCTCCAAGCCCCATCTGCTGCATTGCCATCAATACACGGGAGTCACCCTTCTGGGCGAGTGCCTGCGCCGCCATTGTAGCGATCTGGGTAAGCTGCTGCATCTGCTGATACATCGTGCTGTTCTGCTGGATTCCCTGTCGTACCTTCTCCTTGCCATCAAAATCCATCATGTCGATGCACTGCAATACCTGATCCGCCAGCTGGGGATTAAAGAATCCGGCATTATAAAACTGGAGTGCCATCTCATTCTGGCTGAGCTTGCTGTACGGATTCTGCTTCTGTGCGGACGGGATCACGTCAAAGATCGGCTCCTTTGTCCGGAAGTCCTGACCGGCCACGCTCTGCTCTCCGCCCTTTAAGCCGCCGTTGTTAAACTGCACATACTTCGGGGTACCCTGTTCGCCTGTGATACGGAATGTGCGGCTGATATCGTAAAACTGCCGCATGAGATCAATCACCATGATGCAGATCTGCGTGTAACAGCGGTAAGAACTCTTGATAAGGTCCCTACTCGTCTTGTTGCCCGCCTCCTGCAAGGCTGTGATCGCACTTGCCGCCGTGACACCGCTCGCTGTGCCGCCCTGGTTAAAGTCACGGTTGGCACTCGTCTCCTTAAGCTCATTGACCTTATCCTGTAGGACGGACAGATAGACGGAAGACAGCTCCGGTGTATCGAATGAGCGGATATTGTCATCGTTGGGCGATCCTGCGACATGGATCACACGCTTATGGATATCTAAAAGCTCCTCCTCGTTGACCTGACAGCCGTCCTTAACAAAGTATCTGCGCTGTGCCGCCTCTTCCGCATTGAGCAGCAGCGCCATACCAAGACGATCAATGTACTTCTGCGGCGATTTGCAGATATCCACATAGCCAAAGCCCGCCGGAGTGCCTTTCTCGGCGTACAAAACGTCCATAACAAACGGATATTTGCCGTGATCGTAAATACCGCTCTCGTATCCCGGCGTGTCCTCACTGGCAAAAAGGACTGTCTCGTCTACATACTTGACGTAATGGACAAGCGGGCCGGTCTCCGTCTGCACCTTGTAATACCAGTCCACCACGATAGATTTGCCAGTCGTGTCCACTGCATCATCGTAGTGATACTGCTTTTTGTCGATAGAGTTGCCAGATAACTTGCCCTGTAGCTGCGGATACTGCGCCTCAAGCGCGTCATTGTCTGCCAGTGCGAGCACAAAGATGTTTTTAGAATCCTGTATATCCTGTATGCCCGGCTCCCAGTAAAAGGACAGCATGTCCACGCCTCTGATGGAGATATCTCCCTGTCCGTGCTCTTTACTCTGATCCCACATGACTGCGTAAATTGCACAGCCGTTTTTGAGCTTGTCCCACCAGTTATCGGAGTAGATCTGCTCAAAATTGCAGTTATCAAAGATTGCCGGGAGAATAGAGGACAGTGTCTTAGCCGTGCCCTCATCATCCAGTGACCTCGGCAGCACTGCCGGAACCGGATAACTGTCCATCGCATCAGCGTGCTTGTTGGCGATGGAGTTAAACAGCCACGCTGATGTGCTCTGCTCCTTCCGATCCAGTTCGTTCTGGTGGAAATTGCGCCAGTGCTGGAGTTTCCACCAGTCCTCGTTGTCGATGATTCTCTTGTCCAGCTCCTGCTTGCCTGCCATGTACTTTTGCAGTGTCTCGTGCGCTGTGCGGATCGCCGTAGCGTCAATCACACGCTTGCCAATGCTCTCCGTGGATCCCTGTGCCTCTCCCGTGCCGTCCGGGATCGTCTGCCCGTCCATTTTAACCATAATATCCTCCTTATCTGCCTACTGGCCTTATGATGTTAAGCGGATCATCCGGCGGAAGTGGATCACTTGCCGTATACCGCTTGATGTTTTTGCGTGGATTGAGCGGGTGATCCATGAAAACATACCGTGTCTCATCGTAGATGTGATCCTCAAGCTCCGTGTCGATATCCTCCACGTGCTTCTCGTCGTAGATCAGCAGCGGAATTGTGCGAATGAACTGCTTACATGAGCGGAAGCAGTAGAACATCGGCAGTCCGTATGCGTCAAATGCCAGACGATAGTGGAACTGCATCAGCCCTGCCAGGCGCGTGTGATCGCCCTTATTGAAAAACACGCCGCACCGCTCCATCATACCCTCGATACTCTCTCCTGTGGTACTGCCCCAAATAGCCGGATCAGCAATACCGATGATCTTGCGCCCCATTAACGCCGGATCTGTGCGCTCCATCTCCGCAATCTTAGCTGCCACCTCTTGCACGGTGAGCTGTAAGCCGGTGTTGGCCTCTTTAGTGCAGCCATACCACTCCTTAAAGCGATAAATCCTGCCGCTGTGATCGACCGCAAACCAACCAACCGAGAACGGCTTGCTGTATCCCCAGTCAAAGCCGCGGTAGATCTTCCAGTCGCGCGGGATCTCGAAATCATCAATTACGTGCGTCCATAGGCGATCCTGATAATGTGCTGGATCGTTGCGCCACTCCGTGAATACCTGACCAATAAAGCTGTTCCAGTCCCCTTCCAGCCAGGCCTTTCGCTTTGCCTCCGGAAGTGCCTCTAATGCCCTCACATACTCTGGGTCGGACTCTAAAAGTACATTGTTGTCGTATACCAGCGACTGTATAAACGCATAGTCCTCTGGGTATTCCGTGCTGAGATACTCCCGATCAATAAAGATACGCTTAATATATCCATGCCCTTTTCCGCCCGGGTTGCACGTATAATAGGTGCGTCTCGGATACTTTGATACACCTCGCACACAGGCGTTTAGATCGCCGATCTGCTGCTCTGTAAGCTGAGTAGCCTCATCGATAAACAGGACATCGACCTCTGTACCCTGATATCTATCTGTGTCTCCCTCATTTTTACAATATCCAAAAAGTACTGTGCTGCCGTTCGGGAAAGTCATCAGCTTTTCTTTGTCGCTGTACTTAACGAGGCATCCCGGCTCTCCTACATGCAATAGTTTTTTCAGCGGCCTGATGTGGTTTGCCTGCAATTCTGGGTATGTACGCCGGACCACCATCATCTGGATGCCTGGATGCTTTACAGCCAGCAAGATAATCTTTGCACGCACAGCCCAGGACTTCCCTCCGCCTCTGGCACCGCCAAATCCTATATGCCGATGATGATCCTTAAAGAATAGCTTTTGCTTTGCATTGGGTGTCCCGAGATCAATCTGCATACTCGTCACCTCCGCTGATCGTGATGTTAATGGAGTTGTCAGCAGTCTGCTCCTGATCTGGATGCTGTCCCTCTACCTTGAGTAAAAATTCCAGAGCAGCCAAATTACCGCGCATAGCATTCCGTTTAAGGGCCTTGAGCATAATTTCCTGTTCTTCCGCCGTCAGGCCATCGATAAGTGCCTGTTTAAACGTCTTCATGGCCTTTTTACTGGCAGCAGCAGCTTTACCGCCCTTACTGCCCAATTCTCTCGCTCGGCTCGTGCTATCAATCTTTTTTAGGTTGGCGTCCTGTTTAGGATTACGTGCCATCAAGATCACCGCCTTCCGGCTCTATGATCTCATCCCACAGCATTCCATGCTCTTTAAGGATCGGAAGAAAATCCTCTACATCATGCGGCCTCAGCTTCAACTTGCCGTTTGCTTCCATGTCCACATGCAAAAGCTCGTGATACATCAAAATACTGCGCTGCTCATCCGTCATGAGATCGGAATTTGGCGTATAAAACACGATAATAAAGTCGTATGGGATGTACGCCTGGTATAAGGCCTTAACTTTTACGCACTCAGCATATACGATCTTGCCGTTTGAGATCTTATCGTAGTCGCTCTCACAGTAGCCTATACGGATCTTAAACTCCCTGATCCAGTGCAGATCCTCATGACTTTTAATAGTCTCTCTGCCAAGCTTCCGCAGCTCTGGCGATTTACTTACAGTCTCCATAGTGCATCCCTCCTGCGTGAAAGTATAGTTGATATATACATCGCAGAGAAACCGCCCTATTTGCAGAAAAAAGGACCAGAAGATAAACTCCTGATCCCTATGTACCGTTGCCATGAATCTTATAATACGGGCAGCTCTCGAAACAGTCCTTGCAAAACAGTTCCGTGTAGTCCTTGAGATCTCCCGATGTCCGCACCCGCACCACCTGCCCCACATCAAAACCGATATCGTCCTGCATCGGATCGCACTCAATGCCGATAAACTGCCCCTTGCGCGTCCGGATTACCCGTCTGAAGTATGGGCACTTAATCCGGCTGCTGTTGTACTTGTACCCCATCGGCTCTCGCCTCCTCGTCCTGCTGTCTGAGCTTGTTTAGGATTGCAATGACTCCACCATAGTAATCAGACTTGTGGAGAGTCATGCTCTCTGGCTGTTTAGCATGTAATGTCGTGATGATCTCCTCGTTGATCGCACACAGCATATTAAGTACATCGGTGTATGTGTCGATGTCGATGTAGTCCACGTTGACTGCATACCCTTCTGTCAGTTTTTTTGCTCTAATCTGTAACATTTCGTTCTCCTTTCTCAGGTTTCCGTTTACGCAATCATAAAGAAAAGCTTCCAAAGAATCGGATGTCTTTTTATTTTCTCGGCCAATCGCAACGCCACTTCGGCGTTTACATTCTCCCAATTTCCAGTATCGATGACATATCCGCCTTCAGATATTGCTATATCTTGAATAAATATCGAGAAATCGAAACCGTCAAGCCACCCTTGCTGATATGCCTTGTTAAGTATTGTTTTCCCTCGTCCTGTCATTTTCTATGCCTCCTCCAAATCTTGATATTACTTTCCTCCTATAGCCCTAACGTAGGCCTTTCAAGCGCACTCAGTCTCTGCATAAGCTCATTCCAGTTCGGGATGATGTCCGTTGCATCAACATGATAATGCTTGATTTTGTACAGCTGCGCAACTTCCTCTTTGACGCAGCATCCTGGGAAATATCCATATGTGCCCACACCGATGTATACATCTGCCGTGCTCAACAGCTCCAGTGACTTCCCCAGATACCACACCGCGTTTTCCCTTACTCCTTCCGGCGGGTCCTCCGCAATCCATGTATCAATCAGTTCCAGCTCCTCACCCTCATATGCTTCCGCGATTCTCTTCATTTTTGCGAAGCTCTCGCGGATCTCTTCCTCTGTTCTTCCTTTCATCGGTACGCTTGCGAATAATTTTTTCATATAGATTCTCCTTCCTTAAATCTCAGTTTTACTGTTTATCAAGCTGTTTTTTTGCAAGCTTAAAAGCAAGCATATAAAGATCTAAGATTCCTGTTTCTTGTTTTCCTATATCACCGGCAAATTCAAACGCATCGCATTCTAAGTCATCGAGTTCTTCATATCCTTTACTGCCAATTCCTCTGTCTGGATCAAAATCATACAAAATATCATCTATGATATTGCTTAACCTTTCCTTATCATCGTCTTCATAAGAATATTTATCAGAGAACAACAACCAGTCATGCTTTTCTGCCATTTCCAGTAATTCTTCCCTTGCTTGATCTTCATCATAAACATAGAGTTTTCTATTATTACAATCAATTTTTTCTTTAAAATAATCGACATCATTAACAAAATCAGAAAATTTCTCATATGTCATATTGCTGTAATTGGTTGCAATCAACTCTCCTAAATCCCCACTAATGTGAAGCCTGCAATAATCTTCCTCGAATAAAAATCTAATTCTGTAATCTGAGCTATTAGGATTTTTAAAATCCAATATTTTTATATTTCCATAGTCCGTGAATTTCGCTATATGATTCTTAAAATGTTCTTTCTGCTTTTTCAAATCCATCAGTGCATCCTCCACTAAATTTCAGTTTGCGTCATCCGTATTTTCTTCCAAAAGTCGCTTTCTTATCCTGTCAGACAGAAGTACACAGGCTTCATCCACTGATGATGTACTTTCTAAAATGTCCAAAGCTTTTATATCCAGCTCCTTTCCGATTTCAAAAAATGCATCTTTGATACCATCCGTGTAACTTGATTCCTTCTCTTTTTCATAATTACTACACCTGAAAAGTCCTTCTGCGATATCAAGTCCTTTGTTTACGCCTTCCATATATGCCTGTTCCTTTTGCACTCTTAATGCTGATGCGTTGATCTGATATTCTCTTGATTCGCGAATGGCTTCCAGTGCCTTCTTTGTATCAATATTGATTGCGCTATACATTCCAACCTCCAAATCTTAATTTTCTGGTCATTTATAATCTTCAAATCTTTTTACCGCCGCAAAAGCAAATCTCGAGTTTACCCAGCGTTGTAGACGTTTCAGATCAGCTCCCGCAGACAGCTTGTACTTGTCATAGATCATCACATACGGGCTGTATCCCAAATCCCGTAGAGTATATATGCGTTCAAGATCCTCCTCCAGTGTTGTATCAAATCCGCAAAGCACATACACGCTCATTTTGCGATAATCCCATCCGCTTTCCTTTTTAAACATTTCGAACTTCGGTACGATTTTCTCCTTATCCTCGTACCGGTCCCATGCGAAATGAATCTGTTTGATTTTCATTTCCTTGAGATACTGCGCCTTTTCTTTCGTCATAATCCGAATGTCGCACCCTTGTGAAAAATCCACCCATGCTCTGCTGGCAATGAGCTGTTGGCTCAGATCTTTCCAGTCACGGCAGGCGAACATATTAGGATCCAGAAGCACTATATTCTTTTGCCCAGCCCAGAACTCCGATAAATTAGCCACTTTTCGGCTGCATCGCCCCTCTTTATGCCCGACAATACAGAAGTCACATCCTCGTGGGCATCCACGAGTGAGAAAACCATACGCCGTATCCTTGCACAAATCCGGGTATAAGTCATAGTCCGGGTAGATATGCTCAATTTCCTCCGGCAACGGATCCCCGCCAGACGGGTATGTATATCCAGTTCCGCCTTTTATTATTTCCCCCGCACATACCGGATGCGGATAGTCTGGCGTAAACGTAAACACTTTGCTCATGTATACCCTGTCCGGTGGATCTTCCCATGCTGTCAGCGGATCGTACCACTCTACCGAATCGCCTTTCCGTTTATGCCATGCTGATAGCTTCATGAGGGGAAGATTTGGAAAATTATGCCCATCAACATCAATCAGTGCTACTCTCATTACTTCTCCTTGCCTTAATTTTCCGCCTTAACTACCTTAATTTTCCTTCCGCTGAGAAATTATTTTTAAAATTCGGCTACTCCGTCTGGGCCTTCCATATCTGCAGTATTGGCTTCATACTCCAATCTGGAGATGAGTGTTATATTTTCTACCGGTACCTTACAAGTTTCCGCGCATACAGTCTTTACTTCTTCTGCCAGCTCAGGGAGATTCACACTTCCCAAATTTTCCTTGTCGAAATCAAATGCCATCATCGCATAGCCTGTACTTTCCGATCCGCCGTATAAGTCAGCACCTACAATTTTGCAATATAGGCTTAATGTTACTTGTACTGTATTCATCTTTACCCTCCTAAATCTTAAAAAGGTCATCTGCATCATCTAAGAAATCCTCATAGACCTTACAACCCTTGCAGGTCTGCTCGTTGCATTTCGGGATGTAGTTACAATATGGACATCTCGTAACATCCTCCAATCTTATTTTTTCCTTAACCACTTTTATTTTTCGACCACACGCCGGGCAATAAATCATCTTGTTATCTTCCGGCGTTAAATTCCGCATCTATTAGTGTCCACTCACACCAACCCGGATCATCTTTTACTCTACTCATTGACATCACCTTCCATACGCACATCTTCTGGTTTCCAATCCTCGCATCTTAGTTCTTCCCCTGCCTTGCTCCAGTCGCAGGCGTACTCGTATAAGCAATTATCACAGCGTTCTTTTTCCATGCTCTTTTCTCCATTTCAATATTGATTCATCTGTCCAATCAATGTGCTGCCCACAAGCCATACAATAACCAGCTTTGTGGTCTATATAGCTATAATGAGCATGACATGTCGGGCACTCCCACATTTTTATGGGTTGTATCACATCAGCATAGTCATAATTGATAATAGGCCTCTTTGCTTTACTTTTCCTAATTGCAACAGATTCGGCGATTTTTGTATCGTCCTGCCATTCCTGGTTGGCTTCGATCCACCTCGCTTCAAATCGCACCTCCTTTTCGCTGATCTGTTCCTCATCTGCCTCAAGCCCGAGTTCTAATGCACATTGGATCACATCCGTGAATTCTTCTGTCAAATTCTTCCGCGCTTCCTCTTCCGTCACCGGTGTAGGATTCTCCCCACGTTGTATCCGCGCCATCTTCTGCGCTGCATGTGCCAGTTCGGTAGCTTCTTCTGCAAGCATCTCATACATTGCAGGCACTCCAATTGCATCTAATATGCTAATCTCTGTCATACTGTTCTGCCTCCTTCACGTTCAGACAAACGGATCGACTTCGCAAGCATTTACAGTTCTGCCGTCCATTAGTGTGATCTTTCGTATATTACTTTCCTGCACTGGTCCATCAATCTGCCGAAGTTTTTCTCTAAGCTCCTCATTATCCCGCTCAACGCTTGCGAGCTTCGTGAGTATGGCTTTCATCTCCCCATTGATCGCGATCAAATCCCCCAGTTCCTGCCCGATCGGCTTCCAGAGGTGCAAGCAGTTTTCGGCTACGTTCACATACTGGCTCTTTTTCGGGTGTATCTGATATGCTTCCTCTTCCTCATCGAAAAAGATGTCCTTCAAAATACACATGTCATTCCATGTTGGAGTCCTGAACTGTTTCTTCGGAGATATAGAGACATGCTCATATCCATCTTCGTTCTCGCCCCAGATCACGCTACACGTACCGCAGTCAGGGAGTTTCACCCATGCGATATGCAGTGGGAACATGATTTCATGTCCCCATATGTACTTGTTACTTAAAATCTCATTAAGATCTCTCATCTATCTCACCCTCCTATCAGCCACATGCCAAATAATAACGCAGCCAGATATATCCCAGTTGCTCCCACTATAAGCAGTTTCTCTTTTATATCATCTTCCGCAATGCAAAGGATGAAGGAAATCACTGTTATACATACGATCCAGTAGCCAACCATTACTCTAATCATTCCTCTTTCCCCTGTATGGTTCCGGCAACGGCATCCAAGCGATAATATCCATGTACTGGCCTGTGGGCAATATAAAGCCATATCCGTTATACTGCACAAGACAACTGCGCCTGTAGTTCTTGTCCCATCCCAGCATACTGTTGCAGGATACTTCCGGCAGCCGTTCTGTCACCGGAATCCACTGCTGCCGTTCTTCGCCTTTCATTCGCTCAATTTCATCCGAGAGCTTTGCAATCCGTTCCGGCATCGCACGAGCCTGTTCCTGCATCTCCGCATTCAGCTTGTCAATCTCGTCCGGCATCAGCCCCGTATCCTCGTAGTCCTTGAGCTTGTATAAGGCTCCGTAGAGCTTCCGCCACACTTCATCGGTAATTTTTGCGCCGGGCGCGATCTGTTTCCAGTCCACGCCCTTCAATCCCCAGCTTCCGCTATCTCTATTTTCTACCAGTCTGTTCATCCTCTGCCTCCCACAACATTCTATCCACCGCCAGCTCAAGGATTCTTATGATTGCCTGGAACTCATTGCGAGTCAACAGGCATCCCTTTGTCATGTCATGGATAATCTTTCTTAAGTATCTATTATCACTTGTTGTTACCAGCTCATTCCCCGTCATGTTCCACCTCCGATCACTTCTTTTTTGCGGAAAACACGATTTCCATTGTCCACACCTCCCTCTTTAGAATTTCTTTTTGACAATTATTCCATAATCTCCGGTCTCTACAAAATAATTCCAAATAACTTCCCTAAATTTCATCCGGCAGTCCTCGCACATGTCAACTTCACGACTTGCCACTGAACGCGAATCACCGTCTCCAACATACGGGACTGTTTGTCTTATGATTTTACCTCTCAGCTCGGTTTCCTTTCCGCAAATGTCGCACTGATAGATTGTCTTTTGAGTAATTGCCATCTCTCACACCTCCCACAAGAATCTATTTCACTTCACAATATCATCCCAACGGAAGCTCTCTTCGCATCCAGTCCGCCCAGGATGCGGGTTCACCAGTCTTGCGTGAACAAAATGTGGATAAACCGCAATCACCTTCGCTTTTCTGTGGACTTCCGTTCTGTTACTGCAAGCTTCTATTGTACTGCATTTGAGCGTCCATACCGTCAGCTTATCCCCTGGCTTAACCTTATGCGCAAGCGCGATCCTGTCCATAAAAATCTGTGCCTGTGTGTACCTCTGTAACTTTGTTTCATCTTTGCTTGACAGCATTTCTCAGACCTCCCATAACCCTTTTTCTCGTCTTGCCCCATTCGTGCGCAAAGTGGTTACTCCATAATTGCGCTTCGGCAGTAGTATCAATGACACCTACACTCTCGATCAGATAGCGCCGGTGAAACTTATTCCCGGTCTTTACATACATGGCGATCCGGCGCTTTTCAATTCCGATTGCATTCTCAACATCCGCCGACGTGCCGCTCTCAACCACGCGCTCTCCGGTATCTGTGTCGAGAACATCATACAGGTATTTCATGTGTGTTCCTCCCCTCTTGGTTTCGCAAGCTCACCGAAAATGATCTTGTCATAGTCAGACTGGTTATACTGCCGCTCTGTGAAATTCTTGAACCGGTTCGTGTTCTGCACTTTGGCGGTCACTCCCTGCCGCTGCCCCTTGTCCTGCCGTTCCCAGTTTCGTACAGCTGCTTTCCAGTCCTTCATCTTCGATTTGCCTACCATCCAGCCTTTGGCACTGTAAAAGTCAACGAAACGATTAGCATCAACATGCGTGTATCCCATTTCCCGGCAATATTCCCTCACATTCTCCGGAGTGGGTGGCGCGAAGCGCTTTTCTTTAACACCCTTTAGGGTGTTTTCTTTTGTATCATTTACATTATCATTTACATTTACATTAGGTTTTTCGGCTTCTAACCTATGGTTTTCTGATTCGATAACCATAGGTTTCTCATCTTCGAAACCATTGTTTTTAGGTCTGCCGCCCATCATGCCGTTTGCTTTCCGCTTAACGTTGGCATCTATCTGCGGTTTCGCCATCTGAAATATGACTTTCGCCATTGCGTTCGCGTTCTGATCCGGCGCCGTATCGTCCAGACCATAGTCAATGATCGCCCACAGCGCCTCTAACTGCTGTTCTTTCGGCATCAGCTTGATTGCCTCAGCGAATGAGCTATAAAAAACCATGCTGTCTCTCGTCATCGGATCACCTCCTCAAGCTCTACTGTAATGTAAGGCTCTTTCTGAGAGACGGAGAAGGTGTCCGTGAATCCGCAAACCTCTTTCCATCCATCGTTGGCAAGCACTCCGCACTCCACCAGCGCGTCCTGAATCACTTTATGCCCAAAACCGGCGATGTTATCGAGATCGCGCCGCCGGTTCGGCTCGTACCAGTGATAATGGATGATGACCGGGTGCTTGATGTGGACCCCGCGGAACTTATTGCGGATGCAGAAGACTACCCAGTCCTGTTCCTTCCGTTTCATCCTGCCGCCGCCTTTTGCGTTTCTCCGGCAGGAGTCTATGTATTCGTTGAGCCCTCTCATTCTCCCCGGGATCGTGAAACTGTACTTCATGTGTCCATCTCCATCTGTTGTATTCTGCTTATGAGCTTCTGAGCGCCCCGGCAGGAGGCTCTAATAGATTCCGCCCGCCGGTTCTGCCCTGTCACCCATTCAATCGCTGCACGGCTTCCCTCTTCGTTCTCAGGAGCGATGTAATAGCCTTTTCCATCTGTACAAGTAAGAATTGCTTTTTCTTTCCTCAGACGTTCGATCGCTTCCCGGACGGTCCTGTCTTCGCATCCGGTACAGGCAGAGATATATGAGCGGCTCACAGCCTTTTCTTTTCCGATGTTCAGGCAGTTCCAGACGTCCGCCTCGACTGCTGCCATGTCTACTTTTCTCATTGGCTCCTCCCTTCCGTCCCGGCTCATCACCGGGACAAGAGATATAGTTAAAATGGCACTCAGTAAGGTGCGTGACATGTAATAAGTGCCATCAGGAGGCTGTTACAAATATGACTTTCCAAATTCTCGGATGAAGTCCTCTCTGCTGCCGTGGTTCTTTTCATAGTCCCGCTGACAGCGCTGTTTGAGATAATCGTCTATCTTGAGATTCTCTCTCGTGTGTTTGAATCGCACCCCGTTCGGGTGCAATGTCGGATGCAGTGGGATCACATAGCCGTAGGCTTCGGATCGTGACCGATTCGCGGCACCGAAAACATGATGCCGTTCCACTTCCGGGGATCCCGTGAAAAAGCAGTGATCCATGTCATCTGTGAAGATGCTCCATAATCTCTTAGCCATGTTTGCCGCCTTTCTGCGCTTCATACGCGTCCATGAGCCGCTTGAACTCGTCCGGTGCGATTGTTGGTATGCCCTGTTCCTTGCACTCGCTTATAAGTCCGCTCAGGAGCTCAGAGAACTCTTTCGTATCATAGTCGTGAGAGCCTCGGAGAAGATAATAGACGCGATCCCGTTTCCCGTTGTAGTCAATCGTCTGGCTTGTGGGGCGGATATGAACCTCAGACATCTCCAACGCCTTGTCATAGGCTACATCTGTGTCCGGGATCCGAAGTATTGTGCATTGTCCGTCTATTATCAAAAGCTGTCCATAACGCCTTAGAAGCATGTTGTGCATGGCGGGTTTGCTGACGTGTGTTGCCTCCGCCAGCTCACCCAAGAGCTTCCAGTACATTCCGTTTGCATCAAGGCTCCGTTTCTTCCGGTAGATCTTCGTTACGATAGTGAGGAGCTTGTCCCTCATTTGATCGAGTCCGGCCACGATGTCTCCGTCCACCTCAAAGGTGATATTCCACTTTCCTGTCACCCAATCCTTCGCGACTCCTTTAAGCTTCCCAGTACACTCCATGTGATTTACCTCGTTGGCTCATTCCGCGGCAAGCCCTCGTCTGCTTTGTCTGGCACATTCGCCGGCGGTGATGTCGGCGCTGATGGCGTCTTCTTAAAGTTCATCATAGCCGTTTCAAACTGCTTTACGGTCAGCTCAGCAAGTGACGGTGCGCCGATGAATTTGAGGATCGCTTTTGCAGGTTTTCCGATACGCTTACACTCTGCAAGGAAAGTGTCTCGCATCTGATCTGTCGCGTATACCGGTATACTCGGCGGTGGTGTCTCTGCGTCCGGGTCCTGCATCTCCTCTGTTGGAATGCAGAATACCTGGAAGCACGCATATTTGAACGCTGAGCTCATCGCTTTATTGCTTGCCTTATCACCGCTGTCCATTCCTTCTCCCGGCACTATCGTGTAAATGGATGAGCCGTCTTCCGCATAAAAGGTATATTTGACGGAGAGAACGGAATAGATAGTATTTTTTCCATTCGCTGTCTGACGTTCTTCCCGCTTTTGGCTGACTACTTCCGGTACCATAAAAAGCTTATGCTTGATAAATGCCGGGTTGAGTGCGTTCATAACATCATCAACACCGCGGTACATGTAGTTCTGCTTTTCGTTTCTGCTGTTCTTCCCAACCGCTCCAATCTCTTCCATCACGGCGTTGATCGTCTCGAAAATGTTCTTCTTCTCTGCCATAAGCACTCCTTACTTGATCTGGAGGTTCTGCCGAATGACAAGCCTTGCACCTTCGATCTCCTCACCATTCTTTAGCGCCTTTTTCAACGCTGTCTTGTCAACAGCCGGGTCAGAATACTTGATATAATCTTCCGGCAGTGCAAACACATTGCCAACATACTCAACCGCTTCTGATTTTCTCCATGATGCTGATACACGCGCTGTCTGGAACTTCTGCCCGTCAAGGACTTCGCCTACATACTTCTTGAGGCTCTCGATCTTTGCCTCTGCTCTCGCCTGTCGGTCTGCGAATGCCAGTTTCTCCTTTTTCAGTGCTTCCGCATCTGCCTGTAAGTTCTTGATCCAGAGCAGGACGTTCTCTGTTTTCTCTTCCAGTGCCATCTGCAAGCCGTCAATGGCTTTGTACGCTTCGTTCTCGATGATCTCTCCCGTTTCCTGATCTACGGCATCGTCATACGCCTGCATCAGTGCGGCGTTAATTTCGTACAGATTCATAAGCTACCTCCAACTCTTTTACTCTATTTTCGTCTTTCTGATTTCTATGGTTGATCCGGCGCTTCATATCCTTCCGGCACTTCTCGCAGAGGAGACCGCCGTCCTCCAGATATGCACCGCAACAGTCACATCTTTCCGGCATGTCGTAACTCCTCCGTGATATCCTTAAGCGTTCTTGTCAGATCTTCCATTTCGTCAAATTCTATTCCGACATCCTTCGTAATACGGTCTGGATCGTAAAAATTACTGTTATTATTCCACCCATCTTTGTCTATATAGACATAAAGCCTTGATACATGCCCAGAAAACTCAAAAAACGCTGTTGGTAGTGTCCCAGTATATTCCCTTTGTCTTGGATGTGTGGTATTGATCTCCAGCACCATTTCCAGAATCTCGTGCACCTTCTTCCGGCGCATCTTCTCAGCTTTCTTTTCCAGTCTCTTCTTCATTCCATATCCTCCATCCCATACATCATTGGTATCATCGCCAGCGCCGCCAGCACACCCGCCACGCCCATCGTGGAATAAGGCACTGTGATCGCGAACACTCCCCAGAAGCCACATGCGAGTGTTGCGATCCGCGCGAGGTACTTGATTGCCCGCCGAATCATCATCTGGCGTTTCTTCGCGCGGATCCGGCGCTTTGCTTCGTTCTGGCACATTGTTACAACTAACGCTCTCATTTCAGTACTCCTCCCCACCTTTTGGCATCTTCCTGTGCTAAGTGCGCCTGCACCAACAGGATATATTTTCCGCTTACATTCATCGGCTCCCTACGGAGCTTCCTAACCGTGCTTTCTGAGCATCCCAGATACTTCGCAAGCTGCTTGTCATCATATCCGAGGATTTCCTTTAATCTGTGGAAGTCGCAGCGGAAGTTGATGATTGCATTGTCTGTTAGACTTTTTGCCATGTTCTGCACCTCCCCTGATTGTTACTCCTCGTCCGCGAAATACTCGACCGGAACATTGAAGTATTTCGCGAGGGTCAGAAGCTTGTCGAACTTCGGAGCGCTCCGTCCGTTTTTCCAGTCTGTAAAGGTATTTGCAGCAATCCCTGTATCTTTTGATACTCGATATGCTGTAACACCCTTCTCTTCTAAAAGCTTTGCGAATTTCTCGTACATTTCTATTAATCACCTCCGAAAAAAACATAATGTTTTCATACACAAAGTATTGTTTTTAGTTCGGAAATGTGATATAGTTCAATTACCACATTAAATAATTCACATTTCCGAAAGATTATGAAAATCATTACCACCCTTGTTTATATTTATGATTTCCTAACCATGTGTAAACTATATCACGGATATCATTATTAGTCAAGTGCTTTAGTTATGATTTCATAAATATTTTTTAAAGGAGTTGCCATGTACGATATATTTGTGAAGTTGCTTGAAAAATATGGAGTCACAGCCTACAAAGTTTCAAAAGCGACCGGTATTGCAGGCTCTACTTTTTCAGATTGGAAAAGCGGAAGAAGTACGCCTAAGCAAGAGAAATTACAAAAGATAGCTGACTACTTCGGCGTAACTGTTGAGTACCTCATGACGGGCAAAGAAGAGCCGAAAGAAAAAGCCCCGGAGCTGACTACCAAGGATGAGCGGGACATTGCGAAGGATCTTGACCGGATCATGGAAAAACTTACCGCTGGTGAAAGTGGTCCAGCGAGTTATAATGGTGAGGATCTGGATCCGGATGCGGCTGCATTATTTAAAGATGAGCTGGAAATTGCATTACGAAGGCTAAAGCTGATAAATAAAGAAAAGTATACAAACAAGCGTTATAAGAAGTAGGTGATGTCATTATGGACGATCTGGCACGGGTGAAACGGCTTGTATCATACTACAAAAGAAAATGCGGTACAGATGATCCATTCGAGATTGCCGATCAGCTTGGTGTGTTGTACCAGATAGGGAACTGCAAGCACGAAGGTTGTTACATGTTCCTTAAGAACCACCGGTACATATTCTTAAGCAATCAACTGGACCGCGAGGAACTTCGTCTTGTGATGGCGCATGAGTTAGGTCACGCACTCTTAGACCGCAAGGCGAACTGTTACTTTATACGCAATAAAACATTATTACTGGTATCGAAGCTGGAGCGCAGAGCGAACCTGTTTGCGGCACACCTGCTGATATCAGAGGAACTGTTGACGCAGTACCGGGGATATACCGAAGAGCAATTTTGTCAGTGTACGGGATATCCGAAGGAACTGCTGGAGTTGAGGTTGAAATAGGGAGGAACATCATGAGTTTATTACTTATTGTAGGCGTTATCGTTCTTTTTTCTGCCCTGTTTTACGAACATACAAAGGATAAATCCCTTACTGCTTTGTTCTGTGCTGCCATTGTAGTAATGAGCCTTTTTACCCATTATTTTGACCAGAGTGAAACAACTGAACAATTAAGAATCAGGGAAACTTGGGGATATGCTAAGGGGCTTTCAGATACTTACAACGTATTCGTAGACGCTTACGACAAAGAGGGCATAAATGATGAAATCTATGGGAATATCTCAGATAATGATTATGGGAATTATATAAGGAACTCTTTTGATGCCTATGTAAAAGACGATCCAGGTAAAGCGTTATATGAAGCCGGAAAAGAAGATGGTAATGAGAAGGGCTTCGATAAGGGACATGAGGACGGCTACGATACCGGTTATGACAATGGTTACGATGATGGATACTATGATGGGTCTCATGGATTAGAGTGGCATGAGGATCTTACCCCTGTTACGGAATCACAAGAGTCAGAAAGCAGTGAAGAATCCCACGCTGTCAGTGATTTTTTGAGATACAGAGCTGAAATGCAAAGAAAAACTAATGAAAAAAGGGCTGCCGAAGTATCCGAATCAAATAGCAAATAAGAAAATCCCCCAGTGGGTCTGAATCACTGGGGGATTTCTGCAACCAGGGGAGGTTACGTGTGGGTTATGGATTTCGATATTGGAATGCCTATATTGTAGCACTCCCCCTTATTTTAAGCAAGGAGGAATTGTTTAATGGCAAGAAAAAAGAAAAACGAACTTCCATCCGGGAATATCCGCGTACAGGTATACGACTACACGGATAACGATGGAAAGAAACACTACAAGAGCTTCACAGCTCCCACAAAGGCGCAGGCGCAGGCTTTGGCTACCGAGTGGAAGAATCACCGAAGAGAGCTGAAAGAGTCTCTGACGGTCGCGCAGGCGTGCGAGAGGTACATTGAAATGAAGCGGAATGTCCTATCTCCATACACTATTACCGGTTACGAGACTGCACTAAGAAGAATCAAGCGTTATTCCATCAGTGGAACGGATCTGACAGTTATAAAAAACGAAGATTTACAGCGTTTTATTTCAGAGCTATCACTGACGATCACGCCGAAAAGTATACGCAATACCATAGGTCTTATTTCTGTGTCTCTCAGTGTATTTCTCCCACGCTTTGACTTAAATGTCACTCTTCCTGCCAAGGTAAAACCGAAGCTCTATATTCCGACTGCCGCAGATGTGCAAGCACTCCTCAATCACTGCAATACCACAGAGTTAAAGCTTGCAATCCTGTTTGCGGCTATCGGAACAATGAGACGTGGAGAGGCATGTGCTGTCACCTTCTCAGACGTCAATTACGAATCCCAGACAATAGAAGTGAATAAGTCTATGGCCAAGATAGGGAACTCGCCAGAATGGGTCGTGAAGGCCCCAAAAACTTACAGTTCATACCGCCGAATTCTCATGCCAAAATATGTCAAGGATCTAATCAAATCTCTGGATGATGGGGAGCACGATACAGTCCTTAATCTTACACCGGATCAAGTATATGACCGGTTCTCCGCTGCCCTACGCCGCTCCGGTCTGCCAGCTTTCCGCTATCATGATCTCCGACATTATGCTGCGTCGAAGATGCACGCCGACGGAATCCCTCAAAGATACATTGAAGCAATGGGCGGATGGAAACCGGGAAGTGATGTCCTGAAACGTGTATATGAAAATGTGTACGAGGATGAACTGTTAAAAATCGGGGAAACATTTGCAGAAAAAAACACTTTCAGTGTGTGATATTTCGTGTGATATTTCGTGTGATATTTCGTGTGATACTTTCCCCATAGATATGCACTTTTAGCGTTTTATTTGAGCTGATAACATCTTTTAATATTTCTCGCAAGCAGGCATAAAATAAGGGAAATCCCGATTTCTCAAGACTTCCCTTATCGTGGACCTGAGGGGAATCGAACCCCTGTCCGAAAACCAATCCCCTGTTCTTCTACTATCATAGTCTGTTATTTAAAATTCCCTCCCGCGCCCGAAAGCAGACATCCTGACTCGTTTGGTAGCTTCATGATACGCCCGCGTGCGCAAAGCTTTGCACGTGTCGTTTCCTGCTTTAAATGATGCC